AACCACGATTCTCGGCCCAGCACTTTTCTCGGTTGGCGCATCGTCGCCGGGCACCGCGTACACCGACCAGGTGATCAGCGTCAGCGTCGTCAAGAGCCGTGAGGCGCTCGACCAGTCGTCGATGGGCGACACAGGTCGCCAGTTCGTCGGTGGACTCACCAATGTTGAAGTCACGGCAACCCTGCTGGTCAGCAACGCCGCTATCAATGCGTTTGCTGCCCTGGTGGGCACGCGCTGCTACGTCGCTGCTCGTCGCAGCACTGGCGCTATCAGCACGGACAACGTGGAGTATCAAGTGAGCGGAGGGTTCTTGGAAAGCGTGGATGTCGTAAATGCCTCGGTTGGTGAGCTCCAGGAATGTGAGCTAACCATCACTGGTGGCACGCTCGTCGAAGACACGACGCCATGAAATTGACCATCAAGGTGTCCTACAAGACACCGGCAGCGGAAACGGTCACTGACGAAGTTACGACCACGATTGCGACCATTGCTGCGTGGGAGCGTAAGTTCAAGCGTCGCATCAGCGATTTGCAAGGCGGCATTGGTGTCGATGACCTGATGTTTCTCGCCTGGCATCGGCTAAACACGCTCAAGAAAGAGCCACGCGAATACGACGCCTGGCTGGAATCCGTCGAATCATTTGACGTGCTCGAGGTCGCGCAAACAAACCCTACGGTAGAAGCAGCATCCGCCGACAGTTAGCGGATCTGCTTTTGGCTACCGGCTTCTGGCCCCCTAACGTCGAATTTGACATGGAAGACCTGCGTACCGTGCAACTACTCGCAGAAAAGCAGAACCGCCGTGCCAGTTGACAGTTCAATCACCATCGTGGGCATCAAAGAGACGTTGCGCGAGCTGCAAAAGGTCGAGCCTGACACAGCCAAGGCAATCAAGGCCGAATTCAAGCAGATTGTCAAACCAATCGTTGACGCAGCCAAGCCGCAGGTGAAAGAGCTGCCGTTGAGTGGCTTTGCACGCAATTGGAAGGCTGGGAAGATTCTGCCGTGGAGTCAGTCGGCTGTCGCAAAGTCGATCATTGCCCGGTTCAGTAATCGGAAGCGTGGCAACAGCCTGGCGGTGTTTAGTGTGACCATGAAAAGCCCTGCAGGCACAATTTTTGACATGGCGGGTCGCGGCAGTGCCAACCGGCTGGCGAGCGCTCTTGATTCGCTGTACGGCAGGCCATCTCGTTTGATGTGGCCTACGTATGAACGGCACGCCAATCAGGTCAATGAAAACTTGGCGCGATTGGTTGAAAAGGTGACTGACGCAGCGAATCGTAGGCTGGTGAAGTAATGGCTGTAACAATCCCGATTATTTCCGAGTTTGATGGCAAGGGCATTAGCTCTGCTATTGCCGAATTCAAGCAGCTTGAGGGCGCTGGAGCCAAGGCACAGTTCGCGCTAAAGAAGGCTGTGGTACCGGCTACTGCTGCCATTGCAGGGCTCGCAGCCGGGCTCACCGTGGCTACCAAGGCCGCTATGGAGGATGCAGCAGCCCAGGAACAGCTTGCAGGCGTCATCCAGCGCTCCACGCTTGATGCGACGCAGGAAGCCATTGATACCAATGAGCTGTGGATTGCGTCGATTAGCCGGGCTACTGCGACTGCCGATGATGAGTTGAGGCCAGCCCTCGCCACGTTGGTGCAATCGACAGGCGACCTGACGTTCAGCCAAGAGCTGTTGCAGCAGGCACTTGACATCAGCGCCTCGACAGGTAAAGACCTGGGCACGGTCACTGATGCGTTGAGCAAGGCTTACAACGGCAACATGAAAGGCCTAAAGGCTCTTGATGCGTCGCTGATACCGATGATCAAGGATGGTGCCGATTTCGACACGGTGATGCAAGCCTTGGCGGCTACGACTGGCGGTGCTGCTGCCAATGCCGCCAATACGGCTGCCGGGCAAATGAAGAATTTGGGCATTCAGATGGATGAGGCCAAGGAATCGATTGGTGCCGCGCTATTGCCGGTCGTGACCGCTTTGATTGAAAAACTGATTCCCCTGGCTACGTGGGCGCAAGAAAACACCAAGGTGGTGCTCATTTTGGCTGGTGTGATCGGCGGCCTGGCTGGCGCGGTGCTCGCGGTCAATGCGGCAATGAAGATTTACCAAGCCACATTGCTGGTCGTCAAAGCTGCACAAGTAGCGCTCAATTTTGTGATGTCAGCCAACCCAATCGGCCTCGTGGTACTTGCCATTGCCGCCTTGGTAGCGGCATTCGTGCTGGCGTACAAAAAGAGCGAGACATTCCGCGAAGGCGTGCAAGCCATGTTCGGTTTCATCAAAACGGCTGTCGGCGCATCCGTTGACCTGATCAAGGGCTATTTAGATTTCGTAATGGGCTTTTACAAGGGCATTTTCAACGGCATTGCTCGAGCATGGAACAACACCATTGGCAAGCTGTCATTCACCGTGCCCGACTGGGTGCCCGGTATCGGCGGCAAAGGCTTCAACGTGCCCGACATCCCGATGCTGGCTGAAGGTGGCATCGTGACCGGGCCGACGTTGGCGATGATTGGCGAGGCAGGCCCAGAAGCCGTAGTGCCGCTGTCGCGCATGGGCCAGATGGGCAACATCACCATAAACATCAATTCAACGGTCGCTGATGATCGCCTGGGCGACATCATCGTCAACGCAATCAGGCAATACAACCGGCGCAGCGGCCCAGCACAAATAGCGGTCGCCTGATGGCTGCCAACGTAGTCCAGGCAGGCTCGTACCTGCTTGAGCTTGACACTGGCTTTGACTACAATTCGTTCAGGCTTGACGACGCAACCAAGGGCGTGCTTGACAACACCACGTACACGCTCGGCCCCAACACCACCTTCGCAGACATCACCGATTACGTGCGCGAAGTGACGTACCGGCGCGGCAGACGCAACATTGATGACCAATTCTCGGCAGGCACATTGTCATTCGAGATGATTGACGAAACAGGCATCCTCGGCCCATACGACACCAACAGCCCCTACTACGATCCGACCAACGACAAGCCAGGGCTCGCCCCGATGCGTAAAGTGCGCCTTAGTCGTGCAGGCGAATACCTGTTTATCGGCTATGTCATGTCGTACACCTACGAGTTCGCCCTAGCTGGCTACAACAGCGTGTCGGTGTCATGCGCCGACGATTTCTACTTGTTGAGCCAAACACAGATGGCGGCATTCAACCCCAGCTCTCAAACCAGCGGTGCACGCATCACCACGGTGCTTGCGTTGCCCGAGGTGGATTACACCGGCACAACGAATGTCGCCACTGGCACGGTCAATTTGGGCCACGACTCGAGCTACAACGTCGCAGCAGGCACTAACACGCTGCAGTACCTGAACGCAATCAACGACGCGGAGCAGGGCCGCCTGTTCATGTCGCGTGATGGCGTATTGACGTTTCAGGAGCGCATAGGAGCCACGCTCAGCGGATCGGTTATCACTTTCGCGGATGATGGCACTGCGAGCGCTTACGACCGCGTGGACATCGAATTTGACGCCGATGGCGTAGTCAACCGGGCATACGTCGCCGGGCTCAACAACAACACGGCAGTTGATGAAGACCTCAGCAGCCAGGCCACCTACTTCATTCAGTCAAAGTCAATCACAGGCAGCCTGCTGCATGACCAGGGCGAAATTGATGCCCTAGCGGCCTATTTGCTTGAGCCTGAGCCATCACCTCGGTACACAGCCGTGAGCACCAACTTTTCAATGCTGACTGACGCGGAGCGCAACCTGGCAGCCCAGGTGGACATCGGTGACACGATCACCATTACCAAAGACATCACCGGCCTATCAAGCCTGACCTCCGAGCTATCGGTCGAAGGCATCGAGGGCACCATCAGCTTCCAATCAGGGCACCGAATCACCTACTTCACGGCCCCAACCACGGTCGTATTCCAGCTAATTCTGGATGATGCCGTGTACGGTCAGCTTGATGGCACGAACGTATTAGGATGATGTAACCATGGGTGCCAACGCACAAACAACAGTCCCTACCTTCACCACGTCACAAGTGCTGACCAGTGCACAAATGAATCAATCGGCGCGCACAGGCGTGCCGGTGTTCGCTGGTACTACTGAACGCGATGCAGCTTTTGGTGGCAGCGGTGAGAAAACGCTTGCCGAAGGCCAACTGTGCTACCTCGAGTCAACCAATGTGGTGCAGTATTACGATGGCGCGGCCTGGGCGACCGTCGGCCCCCAAACTTTTACCAGCGGCCTCACTTACATCACTGGCGCAACATTCAGCGCCGCCAGCGAATTTACGGTTGACGGTTGTTTCACCAGCACGTACGCCAACTACAAAATCATCATCGACTACGACGGATCGGTTGCAACCGCAACACAACTACGCGGTCAATTTCGTACAAGTGGCAGCAATAACACGACGACCAATTACGGCTACAACATGAACATTGCAACCGAAGCCAGCGCGGTCGTCGGCAGTTTTCAGGGGTTCGGCGTGGTCAACATTTTCATCTGCGCCTACGTCATGAACAATTTTGGACAGGTCACAATCGAGTTGACGAATCCACAGACCGCCAAGGAGACACGATTCACGGCGGTCGGCAACTGTTTCGGCGCGACGAACAGTTACCTGACCACAATCGGCGGCGGATTCGATGGCACAACGTCATTTGACGGAATACGCATCTTTCCCAACGCTGGAACTTTCACTGGCACCTACCGCATCTACGGATACCAAAACTCATGACAATTTGGATCATCAACGACAACGGCATTGACCGCGAAATGACACCGCAAGAAATTGCGGAATTGGAAGCTGCACGAAAGCCTGTCAATGCACCTGGCGCAAAGTCTGACAGTGCCGGAGCCGACAAATGAAATGGCAATACATCCTCGAAGACTGGGCCAAAAGTTTCGTCGCTGGAAGCGTCGCCGTGCTTATCACAAGCGGATACGACATCGAAAGCGCGCTAAAAGCAGGGCTCGCAGCGATGCTGCCGCTGATCTACGCCTGGGCAAACACGAAAGACCATAGGTACGGTCGCAAGTGAAACTGGTAGTCAAGCCGGTACGAATGCCAGCTGACCTACGCAGCATTGAGTGGGGCAAACTGCCCGATTACCTGTTGGTGCCGATCAGGCCTTACGGCAGGCTTCATCCATTGGCTGCCCAAGCTTGGGAAGCGATGCGTAAGGCCGCGCACCGCGACGGAATCAGACCACTAAAGCCGACCAGCGTTGCAGACACGTACCGAAGCCTTGAGATACAAGAGCGCGGATTCTTGGCGCGGTACACCACGGCACCGATTGAAAACAGCAAATCAATACGAACCTACAAAGGGCAAAAGTATTACTTGAAGCCAGGGCTAGCCCCGATGGCGGTGCC